TTATTGTTGTGAATCATTTTGATATTCAGGAAAACCAATAATTGCTCCATCAACTATTTTCCAAGGGCCTAAATCCCACGATATTCTTATTATTGGTGATTCATCCACAAGATTAAAGTTTTTTATAATGGTTTTTGTGTAATCAGATATAAAAATATCATAAATTTGAAAAGGAAGTTTATTAATTAATGTAAATAAATAATCAATGTCATAGATAGATTGTTTCTTCTCACTTATCGATTTATTGTATAGTGGCTGAATATGTGCATAATATATGAAACTACCATCAAAAGAAGCTTCTTTATGCATTCCTAAACTTAATTTTATCAAACGATTGTCATATTTAGAGGTCACTCTGAAATAAATAAGGGCATCAGAACGTCGTGCATTGTCCTCTGAAAGATCGGGATCATTTTCTATTTTTTCTATTTGTATTTCATAAGGAGTGTGCCTTATGAATTGATCAGGAGTTATTTCTAGGTATGTGCATAAAGAATTTAATGTATCAAATTGAATTCCTTTTGCATTATTTAAAGCAAGTGAAGTTAGAGTAGTACGTGATATTCCTGTGGCTTTTGACACTTGCGATATCTTTAGATTCCTTTCAGCTAAAAGTACTGATAAATTACATGCGATCATCTTAAACCTACCACCTTTCTATTCATATTGTACAATATATTGAACAATATAGCAACTTTTTTTATTTTATTTTGTTGACATGATATAAAATAGTGCTATAATGTCAATGTGTCTAATGGCGCAAAACGTTCAGATGTTTGGACAGTTTGTAAAGACAGGGGGTGGTTGAATGATTGATAACACACTGGCAATCAGGATGGCAGAGCGTTTGGAAAACATCACTACTGTATGTAAGAATACAGGAATATCAAGAACAACGCTTACCAGCATATACCACAAACGATGTAAGAGTATCTCAAATGATACACTTGAAACTTTGTGTGATTACTTTGATTGTGATATTGGTGATTTATTAGTAATCAAAAAGAAAAGCACTCACTGATCCGGCAAGATTAGTAATGAGTGCACACAAACACAACCTGCAAGAGGTTATATATATAATACCACAGAAACTTGGTTTTATACAACCTCTCGTAAGGATATCGTATCTAAAAATATCTAAAACAGGAGGTTTTTATAATGAAAAAGAACGCATTACAAGTATTATCAGAGCAGGAATTACTGGGAAAGAAATTTAAAATCTATGGTACATATGAAGAACCGTTGTTTCTGGCAAAGGATGTTGCTGAATGGATTGGGCACTCACAAGTATCTAAAATGCTTGACGCTGTCGATGATGAAGAAAAGCTGATGGGAACATTATTCCTATCAGGTCAGAAAAGAAATCTATGGATGCTAAAAGAGAATGGCGTTTATGAGGTCATTATGCAAAGCAGGAAACCTATAGCTAAGACTGTAAAGAAACAGTTTAAAGCAATCCTACATTCTGTGCGTGTACACGGCGGTTATCTTGCAGGGCAGGAAACTATGACAACTGAGCAAATCATGGCACAAAGTCTTTTAGCAGCACAATCAATCATTGATGAAAAGAATAAGCTTATTGCTGAATTAGAGCCTAAAGGTGCGTATTATGACAAAATTCTGAGATGTAAAGGCCTTATCAATACTACGGTCATTGCGAAGGATTACGGCATGAGCGCAAAGTCTTTCAATAAAATGCTGCATGAGTATGGAATTCAGTATAAACAAGGCCGGCAGTGGCTTCTATATGCTAAATACCAAAACAAGGGATATACTGGCTCTCAGACAACAGATATTGAAAACGAAGGTGATTCTTTTGCAGTCATTGATACGAAGTGGACACAGAAAGGGAGAGCATTCCTGTACTGTTTCCTGAAGAAACAAGGTATCGTTCCTACAATGGAACGCCTGGATCTGTTTCCAGGCATAGAGCCTAGTCAGCAGGCAGCTGCATAGCGGTGAGGGTACAGAGGTATGATGTTCAATTACAATTTGCTTAACAACCGCATCGCCCAGGTATGCGGATCACAGCAAGAGTTCGCAAGAAGATTAGGAATTAGTTTTGAAGAACTGCAGGAAAAACTTGTTAGTGGTGCAGGCTTGTATACGGATGATATGAAAAAAGGAATTGACATTTTATCAATTCCAATGAATGAAGCAGAGAGATATTTTTTCAATAAAGGGGTATGATTTAAGCCCTTTTTTTATATCTTCCGGCAAAAAATTTAATTGAATCAAGTAACTGCTCTTTAAATTCGCTTATATCCTTTTCTGACATTTCATTTAAATCATATTGCCCAAATTGTTGAACTATATTATTTCTAATAAGCGTATCTATGATTTCAGAAATATCCTCGCCTATATAATTAGGGTCGCCCATTCTTTTTGTTCGCTCTATCAAATCTGAAACGTTTATATGAAAATAGTCTTTTAATGTATATACATCAGCCATTATGGGGGATGTCTGACCATGAATCCACCTATAAATTTTAGCTGAATCTAAATTAGTTTTTTCAGCTAATTCGGTAATTGATATATTATCGCGATCCATGTAATATTGCAAATTCAACGCGAAGGTAGTAATAATCTCGCTTTCGCTTTCCCTTGATATTTCCCATCCCATCAGTTTTGCGGGGGTGGTGTCAAGATATTTTGCAAGTAGCTCTATTTTATCAGAAGGTATGTTAGAAATTTTTCCACTTTCATATCTCTGTATAGTTTGCTTGCTAGTTCCAACTTTTTCAGCTAACTCTTCGAGAGTCATATTCTTTTTTTTCCTAAGACTTTTTATGTTCGTGCTGAGTAAGGTTTTCATTTTTTCTGACCTCCTAGCTAAAGTATAACATAAATCACTCAATATGCAACATAAAAATCTTGACATGTCACTTGATAGGTGATAACATGAAGTCACCCAATCGGTGACAGGAGGTGAAGAGATGATTGATACAGCGAGATTGAAAGGGAGAATTGCTGAAAAAGGTCTTTCACAGCGCAAGGTAGCAAAATGTATTGGTATTACTGAGAAAACATTTTATGCAAAAATGAAGGCTGGAGTATTTGGTAGTGATGAAATCGAAAAAATGATAGACATATTAGAAATTAGAGATCCTGCCAGTATTTTTTTTGTTGGTTCGGTCACTGGATGGGCGACTTTGGAGCGATTAGAAAGTGAGGTGAGAATATGAGAATTGAAGAATGGAATGGCTATAAGATTAGATTCGTTGAGAAAGATGGCGAGTGGTGGGCGGTACTCAAAGACGTTTGCGATGCATTGGAACTGAAAACTTGGAAAGTAAAACAAAGACTTGAAAAGGACCTACTTTTAAAGTATACCCTTGAAACTAATGGTGGTGTTCAAGAAATGCTTATCATAAATGAATTTGGAATTTATGATACGGTGTTTCAATCCCGGAAGAAAGAGGCGGTTGAATTTAGGTATTGGGTCTATGAAGCAATAAAGTCAATGCGCTTTGCGATTGGTCTTGAAGGCTTCCAAGTATTTAGAATGCTTGATAAAGAACACCAAAAAGAAGCTATGGCGAAGCTTAATTGTAATCTGAGAAATCCTGTGAGAGTTGACTTCATAAAGGCGAACACAATAGCAAACAAAGCGGTATCTAATAAGCATGGTTATTCTAAAATGCTTAAGAAGGGCACTATGTCTCCTCAAATGCTTGTTGATCGTGAACCCATTCTAGAGGATACTGTTGAACTCATATCTGTCAATGAAAAATTTGGATTAGGAATTTCAGTAAGTAAAGCGGTTTATCAAAAGTACAGCTCATAGAAAGGAGGCCCAGAAATGGCAGAACTAGAAATTAAAAAAGTGGACTTCTATGATTCAGAACTAATAGGAGTTCAAGAAGCGGCTACAGGTAAAGTGTTTACCGCAATCAACAACGTTTTAAAAGGTATCGGATTTGATGACAGGCAAATCGAGCATCAAAGAAACAAATGGAAGGAAGACGAAGCGGTATCCAAAGGGGTACAAAAATTTTCGTACCCCTCAGAAGGTGGCACGCAAGAAGCATATTGTATCGACATTATGAAACTTCCTCTTGCATTGGCTAAAATCAACATCACACCAAAAATCAAGAAAGAGAACCCGCGATTAGCAGAAATGCTTGAATTGTACCAAGACAAATGCGCTGAGGTATTGGCTAAGTCTTTCTTTAGAAAGCAAACAGATTTTATTAAATCTTACTCAACTAAAGCCACATCGGTTGGAGAATTAGCAAATCTGATGAAAGAGTGGGGGAGAGCGTTGCGTGATGCAAACGGAGATCCTGAAAAGATTGTAGAATTGTATGAAAAACTTAATCGTCAATTAGGCATGGATATTCCATCTGATTTACTGGGCAAGAAGAAAAAGAAGAACCAGCAATTAGCATATGCACTAATCCCTATGGACTTTGAGTAGGTTGGGGTAACGAATTGTTCCCGCACAGATTTAGCAAGAACAGATAAAACAAAGAGTTGATTGAATAAGGACCACCTTTCAAAGGTGCCCCTTGATACTGCTGGCGGATAGAAAATTTTGCATAACGTGTGACGATGAGATTTTAACAAAAGAAGAGAAATGCGAAGCATAGGAGGTATTGAATGGAAGAACTAATCAAAGTACAACACGACAACGACCGTATAACGGTACTGGCAAGAGATTTACATGGATTCTTGGAGATTGAAAGTAATTTCACAACATGGTTCAGGCGTATGTGCGAATATGGATTTGAGGAAGCAAAAGACTTTGTTCCATTTTTGGAAGAAAGTACAGGAGGTCGAACGGCTACTGATTATCAGATTACTATTGAAATGGCGAAAGAAATCGCTATGATTCAGCGTAACGAAAAAGGCAAACAGGCAAGACAGTATTTCATTCAACTGGAAAATGATCGGAACAGCCCGCAGAAAGTTATGGCAAGGGCTCTACAGATGTCACAAAGAGAATTACAGATATTGAGAACAGAAAACGAGGAAATGAAACCTCTGGCATTGTTCGCAAGTGCTGTAAAAACGAGTGACGATAGTATTCTGATTGGACAATTAGCTAAGCTTATAAAGCAGAATGGTCGTGATATGGGACAGAATAGATTATTCGCTTGGATGAGAGAGGAAGGATATCTTTGCTCAAAAGGTGAGAATTACAACATGCCAACACAGAAGTCTATGGATTTAGGCCTCATGGAAATTAAAGAGCGGACAGTCAACAATCCGGATGGCAGTTGAGAATCACTAAAACAACAAAGATTACCGGAAAAGGACAGATTTACTTTGTCAATAAATTATGCGGTGGATTCAATACATAGAAAGGAGGACTATAAATGGCAGAACAAAGTATTTTAACATTCGACGGTGTTCACTGCTATCTTGAAGCAGATGGAACAGCATATTTGAAATTAGAGGATGTAGCGAGGGGGCTTGGATTTGTAGATAAATCTAAAAGCGCCACGAATGGCGCTCAACTTGAAAAAGTTAGATGGTCAAGAGTAAGAAAGTATTTACAGGAATTAAATGCACCTACATGTGGGGACACCGACTACATTCCAGAACAGGTGTTCTATATGCTAGCTATGAAGGCAAACAATGAAGCTGCAAAGGAATTTCAAAGAAAGATTGCTTATGAAATTATTCCGGAGATCAGAAAAACAGGTTGTTATTCAAATACAGAAAACGGCATCATTCCTATGGGAAATTTGTCTACTGAAATGCAAGCACTTCTTATGCATGATAGGAAACTTGTTGAGCAGGATAAACGGATTGCTGTATTGGAAGATAATACATTGATAAGCACTCGACAGCGCCGCAAAATCAGAAATGCTATTCACAGTGCCGTTGCATCTGCATGTGGCGGAATAAAGACTGCCGCATATAAAGAAAACAGCAAAAGAGTGTATAAAGCTGTATACAACTTCTTATACGATCACTACGACATTTCAGAATATGCTGATATTCCTAAGGTCAAATATAATGAAGCTTTATCGCTGATTGAAAATTGGTATCCAAGCTACGACCTGCAGCTGAGCATTGATATATCCAATAACTGCAAACAGCAGAAAATGGATCTGGATGAAGATTAGTTTCTGGTGTCATTGTGGAAAAACTCTTTTACAGCAATAAGGATATCAGAGAGCTTTATGAGATCAGCGAAGCACAGGCCTATCGTCATATGCGACGAATGAAGGAAATCTATGAGATTGATGAGAACCGGTTGCCCCGAAGAGGTGTGCTGCCAGTCGCAATCGTAAAAGACTACTTCCATCAGGGCAAAAAGAAAAAGGATGCTCAGTGACGGCAATCACCAAACATCCGGAGGAGGTTCCTCCATAGCTTATCACAGCTATATTATACCAAGGGACCTCCTGGATATTCAAGGAGGAAATGGAAAATGAATATAAAAATGCGTATTTTGGCCGATATCATATGCATTTCAGCATGTGTATACTGTATCGCCTATTATACAAAGTGTCTGATTAGACATGAGAATCCACTTCTCGAGGAGGTGGAAGAATGAGTCAATTTAATAAAGGGCTGCCTAGTCAACAATCATGCGTTGACATTGAAATGGCCGTATTAGAATCAATGCTTTATGAAATCTGGGAGTGTGCAAAAGCAGGCTACGAAGCTGCTAAAGCATTTATGAAATCGTATTTGCGTATTGAGTATGTAAACATGGAGCTCTCCTTTAATGATGGGAAGGCGATAGCATATGAGAGATACAGCGAAATCAAATCTGCAATGCAGAATGTTATAAGACGATGCATACATGAGAAATCATTGCATCAGGAGGTACTACATGACTAGAAATGAGGTGCTTGATAAGCTGCTTTCCAAGTACGGTAAGTATGGTTATACTCGTTTGAAAATTAGTGGGCTTATCAAAGATGGCGAGAAACACGGATTCTCTTACACAATGATTTACAACGGTTTAAGAATGGCGTTTTCCAATGTAACTGGTGAACATGAATATTTCAGCCTGCAGGACATGATGGAAATCACCGGGGAAACACAGGATGAACTAATCGCGAGAATTGAGGATTCAAGAGAAGAATTACGAAAAAATGGAGAAGACCCGGATGATTATTTTGTTCAGGTGACTCCTAAGGAGCTGCGATCATGAAGAAAATTGAAATACTTGACTTAGAGGATGAAATCATTACTTTGAAAATGTCCATATCGCTTTTAATGGTAGTGAAGGATGGCATCAAAGGCTATTTATACAATAACGAGGAAACTATTGACGAAGCCCTTTATTCAGTTTTGAATATCCAGCGCGATGCGCTTGATCGTCTAAGAAACAAATATCAAGAGTTGATTATGGAGGTGCCCAATGCAAAATATTGATGATGTCATTATTGAACTTCCAGAATACAATGAGAAAATCAAGCAGCAGTTCAAAGCGACGAGTGAATTTATTAGAAATCTACCTTTAACACGAGAGCAGAATGACGAACTTGTATATCGCCTTGCTGACGATGTTAGAGCAGCAAGAGAGGATGGTTTTGCTTGTGCTATCTGTAAACTGATTGAATCAGAAGCATCTACAAACTTATCTGACGATGCAAAGGTAGAGAACCTCAACAATGGCTTACGCAAATATGCAGCTAAAGTTAAGGCTCATGTCTTACCCGAAAACGATTGCACGCTGGATGAAGCACTGGAGATTTTAGATGGTGCTATGGATCCAATGGATATATTTGACCTTGCCTTTTACTTGGGTTATGGAAAAGCTATGGGGATTCCGGAAACAGAAGGGAGTTATCAGGCATGACGAATGAGCAGATAAACGCATTGAATGAAAGTATCGCAAAAGCAAGGACTACAAGCCAGCTACCAGAGAAGACCGTATCAAGTGGATCAACAGAACGATGCTTGAATTATCTGATGGCGATTTGAAAGAATTGTATGACATATCATTACAGATGCAGATGAAAGGATGGAAGGTATGACAATCAAGCAGAGAAGAAAAGAGTTCGGTATCTCTAGAAAATCAATGGCTAAATTATTGGGTATCACTAGGAAGCAGTACAAAGCGTTGGAAGAAAATACTGGTGAATTTGAAATCGCTACTATCACACAAATCTGTCTGATTTTTAATATTGAAAATGTTTTAGATATTGAGCGAAAGAACACATATCCGATTTTAAAAAGAAAACGACTCATTCAGGGGCTTTCCCTGCGCGATACAGCGCATAAAGTGGGAGTGAATGTATTTACCTATTGGATGGTAGAACGCTACTGTAGAAGGCTGGATGATGCGACACTAGAAAGAATTGCAGAATTGTTAGCACCGGAAGCAGAGTTTTCAGCATTTAAGGAGGCATTCTTATGTATAGAGTAAGTGAAAGCATAGCTAAAGTCGGCTCAGAGTTCCTATTGGATATCATGAGCTGCGAAACACCAATCTATTTTCTGTATTATAACGGGAGCATGTGGCTTCCTTTGGAATGTGTCGTATTGGCGATTACTAACGAACAAATGATGGTACGGTATGAAACACGTCCAGGATGGCCCGAAACAGACTCACAGCAAGGCGTTAAGATGCACTGGATAGAAATATCCGATTATAACGTAAACTGGTTCACAAACGGTGAGGAAGCGGAATTTGAATCAGATGAAAGAAACGACATCATCAGGGAGGGAAAGAGAAATGAAGCTTAATTTAGACTACAGCAATAACACTGTGCGTATCGGCGTGGAATTATTTGACGATGGTACAAAATACGAACAGGGATACAGCATTAAAGCAGGCAAGGATATTCATATCGACTTTGCTACAGACTTCATGGCTGACTTATACGGCCGTGAGGATATGTATGCGAAAACGGTAGAGATAGCTACGAAGATGGAAGAGAACATAAACACTCTGGTTCACCATCTGGCAGAAATGCAAGCAGAAGAAAAGCATATCAAATACGCGCTTTCACAGGAGTAATAGATGGCAGAAACAAAACGATACTACTGGATAAAATTAAAGGAAGACTTCTTTCAGGATGATGCTATTTCATGGATAGAAGAGCAAAAAGATGGAAAAGAATGCTGCCTGTTTTATCTCAAATTATGTCTAAAATCATTACGAAATCAAGGGGTGCTTGTCCGTTATATTGGTGACTCACTAATACCGTATGATGAGAAGAAATTAGCAGAAATTACAAGCACTCGGTTGCATATTGTAAAAAAATCTATCAAATTGTTGTCAGAAGCTGGTCTAATCACTGTCATGGATACAAGAGAAATTCAAATCAAAGAGTTTAAAAATCTAGTCGATAGAAAACTCCTTTTGAAAAGGTGATGCATTATGGAAAACGGATCCTATGTATACCTGTTCCGTAAATTTGGACGATGTGAATGGTATACAGATGTGTCGGCAAAAGTATTGTTCATCCACTGCCTTATAAAGGCGAATTGGAGGGATAAAGAGAGTCATGGCACACTGATAAAACGTGGCACATTTTTAACATCGATTCGCAGATTGTCACATGAAACAGGACTCACGGATAAACAGGTAAGAGGTGGGTTATCACGCTTGGAAAAGGCAGAAGCTATCATCTATAAACCGGCAAAAATGAACAGCATTATCGTCGTATTGAACTATGATAAATACCAAAATTGCGACGAAAAACAGGGCACACAAAAAGGCACACCTCAAAATGAAAATAGGGCACAGCAAGAGGCACACCTCAAATGTGATAAAAATCCCTTGTTTATCAATAAAATGAATGCATCTGAATGTATGAAGGGCACACAGGAGGACACACCTGAATCAATGCTGAGGGCACACAAAAGGGCAACAACGAATAATATAAAAGAATATAATACTTTAAATACTTATGCGCAAATTGCGCAAAGTATGTCTGATTGTGATACTCAAAATAGTGGTGTGATATTGGAAAATGCATTCGATAGAGAACATGCATTCAATGAATTTTGGAAAGCATATCCTAAAAAAAGAGACAAGAAAAAGTCTCATATAAAATTCCTCAGTGTTTGTAAAAACGAACAGGTCTATCAGTCCATCATGGATGGTTTAGAAAGACAGGTCACATCAGCTGACTGGTTAAAAAATAATGGTCAGTATATCCCTTATCCTACTACATGGTTGAATGGAGAACGATGGAATGATGAAGTTGATGAATTTATTACATCTTCATCAAGAGAAATAAAGGCGGGTGATTGGTAATGACGAAAGAAGAGATGACACAGGTCATAAATACGATTCTGAATATTTATCCTAATTTCATGTATGGTAGAAACCTTAAAGAAGTCTGTAAGGCTTGGTACAGTATTATGCATGATCAGGACTACAAGAAAGTCATGAAGAAATTAAATGCGTGGATTGCGGAGAATGAGAAACCCCCGCTTCCATGCAATCTAATAACGGTTGATTGGAGAAAATCTTATGAACACCAGCTCAATGATTGAAGCGCAAGCAACAGCAATCGGTATGCTTTCTGTCTACAATGAGTTATTTGCAGTTTCTATCTTAGAACCGGAACATTTTGTAGGACCATATCAAAACATTTTCAAGGCTATGCTTGATTACTACAAGAAAAACGGCTTCATAACGATTGAAGCATTGCTCGATTATCCAGGATTTGATATCGACCTTTATGCAAGGTGCTCAGACATCCCTTATTCAGGAGATATAAAAAATTTCAAGCGTATACAGCGTGTTGTGATTGATAAATTCAAGGAGCGTAAAATAGTTGAGATATCAGATAAACTGAAAGAACACAGTATCAGCTTGGACGAATACAACGCAGTATATCAGAAAGTATGCACATTAGATACTGCAGAGTCTTACAAACTGGATTCAGAGAAGCTTTTAGAATCATGCAGAGATGATAAGAAAAGCATCTACTTCAAGAAATATCAGCAGTTGGGCTCTTTATTGAGGCTGAAAGAAAATGATTTTATGGTTATCGCAGGTGCGACTGGTTCAGGTAAATCTGGATTCGCATTGAACCTGTTGAATGATCTGTCATGGAGATATGATTGCCTGTATTTCAATCTGGAAATGGTCCCGCAAGAGCTTCATCAGAGGCTGATATCCATTAACTGCGGACTTGACCAAAACTACATAGCATCATACAAAAGAATGTCAGAGATAGAGGTAAATGATGTGAATAGAGCTGTCAATTCAATAGCACAGCGTTCTATCGAGGTTGTTGACAAGAGCCAGTCTATAGATTCTATCCGGTCGATGGTCGCCAGTCATGATGGGAAAAGGCATATCATTGTAATTATTGATCACATTGGGCTTATTGGTTCTCGAGCAAGAAACTCATATGAACGTATGACAGAAATTGCAAAGGAGCTACGCAAGATCAGCTTAGATTATAACTGTACGATCATAGGATTATGTCAGCTGAACCGTGATGCCACTAAAACATCAGGAAAACCAAAACTGTCAATGCTGCGGGATAGTGGAGAAATCGAACAGAGCGCGAGCAAGATTCTGTTCGTATGGCAGGATGATGACGGTTATTCTCTAGTGTTGGAAAAGAACCGAAGTGGGCCAACAGGCTATATCCCTATCACCTACAATAAGAATAATCAGGTCATTAGTGAGGTAAGACCATGAATCAATGGGAAGTGTATGAGGTGTTAAAGAAGCCCTCTACGGCTGAAATAAGTAAACTGGAGGAAACACCTTCAGAAGTTATAAAAGAAGCTCTTATAGAGTTTCTAGTTGTATCACAACGAGGGAATCTGAATGAAGAAGTGTGTAAATTGTAAATACTTCGAAACTCACGGTGAGCATAAAGGCCGCATGATGTATTATTGCGACCATATGAGTGCACGCAAATATACAGAAAATGATTTTATATGTTATGGGCATCCGGATATACCCATCATTTCACAGGCACCACACTGGTGTCCGTTTAATCGAAAGAAGGCGAAGAATGAAAAAGAAAATGAGCGAGCAGGAGCGTAAAGCTCTACAAGCGAAGTTAAGGGATTTAGAAGAATTATACGCTGCAGGCTATCGCTATGCTGCGAGAAACCAGAGTGGTGAGCTGAGAGCGTACAAAAAGACACCTTACAAAGAAATCAATTTCTGGTTCAGCTATGGTTATGGTCCAGGGTATGCTATCACGATTCGACATGACATGCTCGATATGCTGAATTGGAATGATCAGGAACCGGCATACATCAAGAAAGAGATAGAATCTATCAGGAAGCAGTTGGTGGACAGTCTGAATGAATGATTATCAGAAAGCATATGGCGAATTATGGAGCGTACTGAAATATGAGCCAGCATGTGAAATAGAAAAAAATTGCAAAGAGAATATCAAGCGCTTGGAGACACTGGAACCATTAGTTGAACGTGCATCAGGAATCAAACCTGCTAAGCACGCAGCAGGTCATACATACTGCCCGAAATGTAAGACAGTCATTGCCAATAAGTGTAACGTGAATAGTTTGAATTTCTGTCATAAGTGTGGGCAATCGTTAGACTGGAGTGATGATGGTGATTAAATATCGTATTTATGCGGAGGACGATAACGAAAATCAAATATCAAAAAGCTATGTAGTCAGAAATCCGAATAGCTTTCTGACTAGGCTGTTGGTGCTGTATATAAAAATATGCTGCCTTGACCATTATGGATGTGGTGGTGCTGTTTATGTCGAACCTGTATGGAGCGATGAACAGGAGGGAAATGAATGAGGTATACGACATTGTCCAAAAAGTATAAAGTGGAAATCGACAAAGTAAGGGTGAATGGTTATGATGCTTATGTTCTGCATGAAGCCAATCTCCTATTGTTATTCTACACAGCAGAGGAGCTGCAGCAGTATCTGGAAGAGGTGTATTGATGAAATCGAAGAAAGAGAAGCGGAAAGATAAAGAAATCTGCAAGGACTTTTATAACAAATGCCGGAACTATCATAGAAACTTGTCTAAGATAGAAGCGAATCGGTTGAAGTATGATGAGATAATGAATGACATGTATGGAGTAAGCTCAGTCGTGATGAAGGATGTCATCATGGAGAATGCCGGTGACCCAAGTCATGTATGGGATCACTATCTGGTTGAAAAGAAGGATGAGCTTTTATTGGAGAGAGCTGCATTACTGTACGACACAGTGATTGTTAACAAAGTGCTGAATAATATTGCTGACGGTGAGGTGGTCGACATGATTACAGAGTGTTACATTGATAGAAACAAAAAGCATGATGATATAGCGTATAATCATAATCGAAGTAAGCCTACTATGTATTCAGATATGAATAGAGCAGTCCTAAGCCAGTTGAAAAAATAAAAGTCTTTACTGAGTAAAGGGTTTTCCGTGATATTATGATAGCATGGAAAGAACAGGAAGATACTTCTTGTTCAAAAAAACGGCCTGCGATGTAAGTGTACGCACGCATCGCTAAACAACCTTTCCTAAAGGTGATTGTTCGTACAAATAATCGCCAGTGGCATATGCGTGGGTAGGTACGGCTTAACGGCGGTATGTCACAATTAAAAAAATATCAAAACAGGGAAGGACCTCATACTAATGAGAATACCTGTTAGATATATTGGTTGCCCTGGTGGCGGAATAACCAAAAGAAAAAGCGGTAAGGAATCCTAAGCGGACTTACCAGCGTAAAGCGTCTGAAAAGGGCGCTTTAAAATTAAAACGTAGTTATCGCACCTCTTAACAATGTGGCACAGATAACTCTATAGAGGCTAAGGATGCATAGACGTATGCTATTAACCGAACGCCTGTTAAACAAAGCACGTAGAACTGCCCGTTATAAGGGATACAGGAGAAAACGTGCTTTTTATTTTACCAGAAAGGAATGATATACATGAAAGCAAGAAAGAAACCGGTTGTAGTGGATGTATTACAGTGGACAGGCAAAAATCATAGAGAAATGTTTGATTTCTTGACAGGTTATCAAAAACAAAATGAATTTATGACCGCTTACGGAGATACATTTTATATCAATCACGATAAAGTAAAGGGTGGGCTAATCATTAGAACTCTGGAAGGTGAGCATATCGCTGAAATCGGTGATTACATCATTAAGGGTGTTCATGGGGAGTTTTATCCATGCAAGCCGGATATCTTCAAAAAAAACATACGAGGTACTAGAGGATGATTACAGTATGTAAAGACTGCCCTAAACGCCATCCAGGATGCCACGGAGCGTGCGAATGGTACAAGGCAGAACGTAAGGCACTAGACAAGGAAAACACGCGCAGACGCAACGAGAGTGCTGCTATATGCAGCAGCAGGAGGGATAAAAAATGGAGTTAAGACAAGAAATAAGGCATTTAAGAGATGTGAAATGGAATAATGAGCGAGAAATATATAGATTGACAAATAAGCTAAGAGAGGCTGAACACCTCTTGGAAAAGGAGCGCAGAGCACATATGAATATAGGTGCAGCAATCAAATCACTGGAGGAGGCACACAAGATTCAGGAATGCAGTTTAAAAGGTGGCTATGACGATTATAACCAGGGCCTATATAATGGTTTGGAGCTGGCATTGTCAATCATGTGTGATAAAGAGCCTGTATATGCACAGCCATGTCGCATAGAGATACCTTTAACCATATCTGACAAAGAAATTGCAAAGATGATAAACAACTTCATAAAGGAAAATCTGAAATGAAGGTAAATGTGTTAGGTACAGTATACAAAATCAAATATATTCCTTCCCTTGATGGCAGAGGCGGAGAAACAGATTTCTATACCAAAGAAATTCGCATCAGCGAACAAGAAGACGTTCCGGCGGAATATAAAACAGATAATCTGAAAGAAATGCAGAGGCATGTATTGAGACACGAACTGATACACGCCTTTTTGTTTGAATCTGGTATGGACCAGAGCAGCGCTGCACACGAGGCATGGGCCGTTAATGAAGAAATGATAGACTGGATGGCAATACAGATGCCTAAGATAATGGCAGCTTATGATAGTATCGTAAAACAAAGATTAAAGTATGCAGATGCTGATATAGTTGCACAGGGGGCAGGGTATTTGATTAAGCCAGCGACATAAAAAAGAAAGGAGAGTGATCTAATGAGCAATAATATAAATACCTTAATAAACAAGTTGCAGAAGGCATTAAAAGCCAAAGGCAAAGTGTATTGTATCAATAGGTCACAATTCTATTCTGATAAATACGATTGCATATGCACAAAGTATACAGTATTTACAACATACATGGATGCAGATGGAGAAAAGCAGAAAGATAGCTATTACTTTGATAAAGCGTTAGACGTGGTACAATTCCTTGCTGATTTATTAAGGGATGATAGCTCGTGAAAATAAGTGAGAAACAAAAGGCATTTGTGCTGTATCTGTGTAAGGATAACCTTTCACAAACTGATGCGTACATAAAAGCGGGATATAGCCCTAAAGGAGCAAGAGCTGGTGCTGCTCGTCTGTTAACAAACGTTAGCGTCCAAGAATATATGAAAAAGGTCATGAAAAAGGTCGAAGATAAGAAAATCGCTGACATTAAAGAAGTCATGGAGTTTTATACTGCGGTCATGCGTGGAGTTGAAAAGGACCAGTTTGGATTGGACGCAGCGCTGAAAGAAAGGTTAGATGCTGGAAAAGAGCTAATGAAACGGCTGGAGAAGGTTGCGGGCGATAACGACATGGACATAAATATCACTTTCACACCAGCAAGTGCAGAAAATGACAAAGCAGATTAACGTTGCGTTAAACGACCACTTCATCAACTTTGTAAACGACTGGGAAAGCAAATTTTATTTTCTGGTCGGCGGATACGGTTCGTCGAAAAGTTATCACGTGGGAGTTAAACTTCTCAGCAAACTTCTGGCAGAAAAACGCAAGGCTTTAGTTGTACGAGAAGTGTTTGAAACTATCCGTGAATCTTGCTATGATTTATTGCAAGAAATAGCAGAGAACATGGGCGTTGATCATTTGATGAGCTTTACTGCTTCGCCAATGCAAGTAAAATTCAAAAACGGGAGCAAAATCATTTTCAAGGGAATGGATAAACCAGCTAAGCTGAAGTCTCTGAACGGTGTTTCGATTGTCTGGATAGAAGAATGCTCAGAAGTTAAATATGAAGGCTTCAAGGAGATTACAGGACGTCTGAGACATCCTTCTTTGAGTAACCACATCATCCTATCGACAAACCCAGTTAGCAAGGCAAACTGGTGCTATAAGTATTTCTTTGAGGATAAAAAAGAACACTTCTTCTATTTGAGTGACAAAGAACTTTATGAGAAGCGGATTATCCGTAAGGGAAAGATATACTATCACCATAGTACGGTTGATGATAATTACTTTGTTCCGGATGATTACATCGAGCAGTTGGACGACTTAAAAAGCCATGATCCAGATTTATACAGGATAGCACGCAGGGGGATGTTCGGAACCAACGGAAAGAGAGTATTTCCACAATTTGAAACAAAACCACATGAAGAAGTAATGGATCTCATACAACAGATACACGACCCCATGTTCAAAAATGGTATGGACTTTGGCTTCGTTACCTCGTACAACGCATTATTACGACTGGCAATAGACCATGAAAACAAGATTTTGTATATTTACTGGGAGTATTATTCAAGGGATAAAACAGACCCTGAAATATTCGAGGATATAAAAGAGTTTGCCGAATCTGGGGAGCTCATTAAATCAGATAACGCAGAGCCTAAGGCAATCAAGTATTATAAGCAAAAGGGAATCCGTATGAAGAAATGCAAAAAATTCAGCGGTTCACGATACGTATACACTAAAAAGGTAAAACGATTTAAAAAAATCATATGCTCAGATGAATGCCACAACACAGTTGATGAACTGCAGGAGCTTACCTTTAAAGTAGATAAAGATGGTGAGATTATCGAAGATGAGTTCAATATTGACCCTCACACATTATCAGCCATTTGGTATGCGTTGGATGATTATGAGGTATCAGATTTAAAAAAGCATGTAGGTATGAGGTCGCTATAGACCTTTTTATTTTGGAGGTGATACGTTGGGAATCGTTAGAAAAATCCGGAAGGGAGTGAAAGCAGCAAGAATGGCAATGAAAGACAAAGAACGTTACGAGGATCACTTAAAAGAGTTGGTGTCTGAATTTCTCAACAGTAAAAGACGTGAGTGGATGTATATCGGCGACCGTTATTATGCAGTAGATAACGATATAAAAAAACGTAAAATGGAGCGTGTTGTTGACGGCAAGACAGTGCCAGAAAAAAACAAAGCCAACAATAAGCTCGCACATGCATCCTACAAAAACATGGTGGACGAAAAAGTAGCATACATATTTGCGAAGGAATATACGCTCGATTGTAAGGATAAGGTCTATCTAAAAAGTGTGCAGGATGTACTCGGCAAGCGATTTAAACATTTCTTGATGCGTTCTGGATACGCTGCCAGTAATCATGGCATAGCGTGGTGGCATCCATACGTTGATGAGCAAGGCAAATTTAAAATTATGCTTGTCCCTGCCAGTAAGTGCTTACCAGAGTGGACAGACAATAATCATGAAGAACTAAAGGCTATGCATTATATCTATGATACAGTCTACTATGACGGCGGCGTAAAGAAATACAGAACTCACGTGGAAACGTGGACAGCTGATGGATATGTGTGCAGAGTGAGAGAAGGCGAAGACTATATTCTGGATATGGCAAAGAACGTTGATGATGCAGGTAACACCGTGGTTCACTTTAAAAACGGAAAAGAGTGGTGTAGTTGGGGGAAAGTGCCCTGGATACCGGTGAAAAATAACGATATTGAATTACCGGATATCAAATTCGTTAAGTCGCTTATTGATAACTATGATAAATCACGGAGCGAAGCTGCAAACTACGTGGAAGAAACAAAAAATCTTATCTTTATCCTTAAGGGATATAAAGGTGATAATCTTGAAAAATTCTTAAGCGATATCAACGAAAAGCGTGCTCTCGTGCTTGATGCAGACGACGAGGACGATAATTCAGGCGTAACGACACTTACGCCCACTATGGATATAACGGCGCTCAGAGAGCATTATGAGCAGCTTAAAAGAGATATCATTGATTCAGGGCAGGGAGTAATCAAGGATTTGGATAAATTTGGCAACGCCCCATCCGGTGTGGCTCTCAAATTTATGTATTCTGGACTGAATTTGAAAGCTGATGCAATGGTGATGCATGTGACATTTGCCTTTGAAGACTTACTGTATTTCATAGATTCCTTCCTGGATGCGAAGCACACAGAAGAAATAAGCATCACGTTTAATCTTGATATGAAGATAAACGAAACCGAGAAGATTAACAATCTTAACGCTTCCAGTGCTAATATTTCCCAAAATACATATTTAACCAACCATCCATATGTTGATGATGTGGAAAAAGAAAAAGAACTGATGGAAAGTGAAGGACATTCGTTTCAGGATAGAGTGCCTTTAGGCGCAGAAGATGGCGAAGAGTAAACTATATCAGAATAGTGAATATTGGGAAAACCGGATAGCTAAGGAAACGTGGAGGACTTACAATAATGTAGAAGAGCAAAATCGCGATTTGCTGAGAATGTATGAAAAGACTTCATCCAGCATCAAACGAGAGCTATATGCGTTGGCTGAAGAAGCCGAAAAGACTGGGGAGCTTACACGAACACAGCAATACCGATTTAACAAGCTGCTTGGCCAGCAAGGGGCTATATTTCAGGAAATAGAAAAACTTGGTACATCCATCGAAAAGTCGCAGACCTCACGCATGAAGACTGCAGGAAGGGCAGTTTATAAAAATGTCATGGAATCGCTAGGGATTGATAATTTTTCCTTTCCCAACAAAAAAGAAATGGAGCAAATGCTACGATCACCTTGGCACGGTTCGTTTTTCAGTGAAAGACTGTGGAATGACATGGGTGTTCTGGAACGTAATATGAATGGTGTTATCAACAATTTCATAGCGACTGGGAAGACAGTTACAGAAACAGCTGTTCAGTTGTCAAACGTCATGCAGAAATCTTTTAATGTAGCGCATCGCCTCGTACGCACTGAAACGATAAATTACATGAACCGAAGTGCATTGCGCGGTTACAAAGATGCAGGTGTCAAAAAGGTGCAGTGGTGGGCTGCTGAGGATGAACGCACTTGTAAGATATGCGGTGCGAACCATGAGAAAGAATACGATATCGATAAAGCGCCAATTCTTCCGTGCCACACAGGATGCAGATGTACATGGCTTCCAGTGTTGGATGATGAAACACCAAAATTGACGGAAGCTGAGAATGCTGCAATCGTCAAATATGTAAGCCCGGATGCTTATGTGCTGAACGATAAGTTGAGAAATGGGTATGATCTATCAGAGAGTGATAAAAAGTGGATCAATAGCCTTGATAAAGCCTTATACAAAATACCTGCTATACAAGGAGTAGTAAACCGGTCACTTAACTTTCTGCACGATGAAGACAGAAAAAAATTTATAGAAATGCATGAGGTAGGAAACAAAGTTAAATACAAAGAATATGTTTCATCTTCAATGAATGAGGTATATAATGAAGATGGAGAAGTACAGATAACGATTTACTCAAAAAACGGGAGAGATATAAGAAGTGTCAATCCTGAGGAAAATGAAATTTTGTTTATGCGAGATACGGAATTTGAATCTGTCAACATAGAAAAGTTAAACGGAAAAACATATATTGATCTTGTGGAGGTTGATAAAAATGAGCAATAAAAACATTGATGAGTACAATAGAATGAAGCTATACGAACCCTTGATGCCTAAAGTTATAGGGAAAGTTGAACTTACCGATGAAGACAAGCGGCTTGCTAAAATCATGAGGAAAGATAGGCATGATAAATTGCTTGTGGCTGGAAAAATCACACAAGAGCAATACGATGAGTTGGAAAAAGATAGGGAATAGATGCCAACATGCTTATGCAGAAATGATACAGGATGAATACTGTGATAACAGATTGAAGTGCAGGACGCAGAAGATACAGCGGACCTGCATTTTTTGTGGAAAGACTGAAAGAGAGGTGACCTATATGAAGGACCCGCCACAGCGGAAACTGCCGTATTTTTGCAATCATCTGAAATGACACGGAGAGCCGTGTTTTTATTTTATCGACTGCCGGGTATAGGCAGACCTACAAACCGCACGCGAGCGGTATATAAATGCTATGGAGGTTATATATGGAATGGATAAAAAAAATCATTGAAAAGCACATAGGAGAAGATGGAAAACTGAATCTCACTGAAGCAATCAAAGAAATCAACAAACAGGCGCCGGACAATGTTGTGTCCAAAGATGAGTACAACACTGTTGTCGATGCTAAGGAACAGCTCACCAAGGACGTTAAAGCTCGTGACAAACAGCTGGAGGATTTGAAAAAAGCCGGTTCTGTCGAAGACCTAAAAAATCAGTTGGAGGCTGCTCAGGAAGCGAACAAAAAGGCAAAGAAGGAATATGATGCCGAAATCGCTAATATGAAGTTTGATGCAGCAATCGAAAAAGCATTGGAGGAGGCAATTCATCCGGACTTGATGTCAGGAAAAATTGACCGAACAAAGCTGAAAATCAAAGAAGACGGCTCTGTTGAAGGATTGGAAGACCAGGTTAAAAGCCTGAAAGAAACATACAAAGATATGTTTAAGACAAAAACCGGGAAGACACCGCCAGAAGGTGATGATCCAGATAAAAAGCCAGAGGATATGTCTTACGAAGATTTTGTTAATCAGCTGGAAAACGGCGAATAGAAAGGAAGATGATATATGACTACACAATTTGATGCTAAGATTTTCAATGAAGAGGCATTCGGAAAATACATGAATGCCATTCCTGATGTAAAGCGTAACAAACTACTGGAATCAGGAGCAATTACAAAGGACCAGCGCCTGCTGGATCTGTTTGGCAATCAGACCAATACCGCATACGGTATCATTCCATTTTATGGCAATCTGGAGGGTGACCCAGATAACTATGACGGTAAAACTGATGTAACAACTTCAACTACAACCACATTTGAACAGGGTGTATTTACATTTGGCCGCATGCACGGATGGACGGAAAAGGATTTCTCTTACGAGATTACCGGTGGTGTCGATTTCATGGCAAACGTTCGTACCAAAATCATGAAATTCTGGAATGACAAAGACCAGGATAGTATCCTAGCTATTCTGAAAGGCGTTTACTCTATGACCGGAGCAAAAAACACAGAGTTTATCACAGCGCACACAAACGATATTTCAGAAAAATCCGACGAAGCTGCGAAAGTTGGTCCAACATCGCTGAATGACACAATGCAGAGGGCTTGTGGTGACAACAAGGATATCTTTAAGCTTGTTATCATGCACAGCTCTGTTTCTACGAATCTGGAAAATCTCAAGCTGATTGCATACCTTAAATATACGGACGCAAGCGGTGTTGAGCGTGACCTCGGAATGGGGACATGGAATGGGAAATTAGTTATTATTGATGATTCCATGCCTAGCGAAACCGTCCCTGCAAAGGAGGCACAGGGAAATGAGGGAGAGGAAGGATATGTACCCGCTACAGAGGAATATACAAAGTATACAACTTACGTGCTGGGTGACAAAGCGATCTCCTTCCAGCCGTTAAGCGTAAAACATCCATATGAAATGGTACGCGAGGCGAAGGTCAATGGTGGAGAAGACACGCTGATTAGCCGTAAACGTACAGCCGTGGCGGTAAACGGAATTTCTTACCTTAAGAAACAGCAGGCATCTTTATCCCCTACCAATGAGGAAATGGCCGACGGTAAAAACTGGTCTTTAGTAAATGACAGCTCTGCCGGAGGAAGCAAGTATATCAGCCACAAAGCTATCCCAATCGCACGTATTATTTCAAGAGGGTAACCATTCCCTCTTTTCCAAAGGAGGGGAATCATGGATCAGAAAGAGCTGAAACAAAAGGTTGCAACAAAATTGAGTTTTAAACCGCATATCAAAAACATTGATCAGCCATATGTTGATGATACAGTAAATGATGCCATTAATGACGCTTTAGATTATATAAATTATCGTGAAGGCGACATCGATGAAAAGATAGTTACGCCAGTCTCTGATTTATGTGTTTATAGGCTCATTCTTACTGGAAATGAAGGTCTATCGAGCAGTTCAAAAGCCGGAACAAGCGAAACATACAGCGGAGACATACCAAAATCTATCCGCCGAGCATTGAGAAAGTACAGGAGTCTACCATGAGCATATTTACAGATATGTTACCAGCGACTCTGCTTGTCAATAAAACAAAAAAAGGAAAATCTGGCGCAAAAACGGATGATTATGTGCCGATTGGGGGTATCATGGTGGCTGTTTACAAAAACAGCAGCTACAAAAATATAAACACGGTCAAATACCAGGACAGTACGCACAACGGCATCACGATGTCTAAGGATTTTGATGTGGGCAAAGAATACCGCATTGACATAGACACGCAGCATTATGAGGTACAGGATTTTGACACTTCTGGAAGACAGACTACGCTCATACTGAAAAGGATTGACCTTTATGGATGATGATAACAGGGAATTTTGCCAGTCTGTTGACAACGTCACCTTGCAGATGCTTAAAGAGATGGAGCATAATGTTGAACGTGGCTGTCTTATTATTGAACGTGCAGCTAAAATAAACTGTGCTGATATAGTGGATTACGGTCATTTGAGAGCTTCAATAACTCATGATGTTTCAGTGACTGCGAAAGACATCACAGGGCGTATCTACAGTAATTTGGATTATGCGCCATATATCGAAAAAGGAACCGGCGTTCATGCAAAAGATGGAGATGGTAGAAAGACACCGTGGTATGTTCCTGTAGATGAATACGCCGGAACGAAACGGCCGACGTTTGAAGGGAAGGTGGTCATTGTGTATGGGAAAAAGGGAAAGAAGTTTTATAAGACTGATGGCATGAAGCCACGGTCTTTTTTAGAACCTGCAAGGGACGAAAACAAGGCTAAAGTGCTGAAAGTGCTGGGAGGTAAGTGATGATCGAATATGCAATCAGAGAGTATCTGGAACACATCACAGGCATGGATGTATCTCCGGCGTTTACTTACGGTCCTTTCCCTGCTATGACTTACAAGATATCGCCTTATAACGAGGGGGCTGTGAAGGAGTGTCAGTTGGAAGTAAGGGTGATCAGTGGGAACATGGAAGAGTGTTTGGAAATTCGTGATAAGGTCATTCAGGCATTGAATACAGATGAACAGCAACCATCTATCGTTATGGGAGACTATGCTGTAAGAGCACAGGTTTCCGGCGGTGGATGGTTGTTCAATTCAGAAACAAACATGTGGGAATATCCCACTCTTTTCAATTTACTATGGAGGTAAGATATGGAAGAAAAAACACAAGAAATTCTGCTAGGCGCTGGCGAGCTGTATATGTATGAGTTTAATGGAACAGAAATTCCGGTACATGCAGAAATCGAAACAGATGAGCACAATGTAGGACATTGCTCCGGCGGGTTTTCCTTGGAATACAAACCCGAGATATACGATGTAAAGGACTGGTTCGGAAAAATCGTTGCAAGGTTTGTAATCGGTGAAGACATGGCAATCAAAACCGGTATCATTAGCTGGTCGCTGGCTAAGCTTGCGTTGCTTTCCACAGCGGTTTTTACAGAGAATAAAGAAAAGAAGACACGAACGCTCGTATTTGGTGGTAACAAAGATTTAAAAACAGTGTTGGTGCGATTCGTACACACTAAAAAAGGTGGCAAGAAATTGCGCTTTACCGCCATTGCACAGGGCGGAAATGGGTTCTCGTTGGAATTCAGTCAGAAGGAATTGACGATTGACGCACAGCTGAATGCAATAGCTAAAAAGAAAGACTGGCTATGTGAGTTTGAAGAAGAAATGGAAGATGCACCGGTAACACCGGAAGAAGGAGGAACAGAATGAAACCAATTGATTTATCAGCATATGCCAACAGAACGGTAGATTTCCTCATCAAAGGGGAATTAGTCAAGCTTCCAGAACTTTCCTATCGTGATATGAAGAAAGTTGCTGAGTATGAGGCGAACGAAGATACGACACAGCAAGACGAACTGAAAATGGTTTTGTGGCTTCTGAATAAGAACACCGGTGGCAAACAGTTCACAGAGAAGGATGTATATGACCTTCCTGCTGGGGCAATCTCCAGAATCTACAGAGAATGTGTCCTGCTTCCACGTAAAGCATTGAACGACCCAAACTAGCAATCCCACTCCCATCTGATCCTGTGATACGCGATGCAATCATTCAAAAGTATTTCAGTACGGAGGAGTGGGAGGGCAAGTATCAAACTATGAGCGGTGAGTTGAAAGCTATTAGTGATTATACCAGACTATCATTTGATGAAGTCATGGAGCAGCCGTATAGCCTTTTCCTGCTCTATCGAAAAGATGCGTGGATGTATAACAATATGCGTTCAGAAGCAGGCAGAAAATTCATGAAAGATTTGATCAGACTGCAGACGACTTCTGCAGACTTGCAAGCAGTACATGCATTCAAAGGAGGTGTCATGACATGAGCTTAATGGGAGGCCTTGAACTGGCACCTCTGATTACAAAAATCAAAGTTGACATTGCAAACTTCAAAAAAGACATGGAAAGTGTCAAAGCGGAGGCAGTAGTTCAGGCAAAGGATGTATCAAAGAAGCTTGAATCCACTGCTAAAGTAGGACAGAACATGTCAAAAGTAGGAGGGCAGGCTACGAAATTACTTACAGTTCCCCTGCTTGCTGCAGGAACTGCTGCAGGGAAGCTGAGCATGGATCTATCTAAAAACATGGGACTTGTGTCAACATTATTGGATGGTTCAGTAGAACAGGTCAATAAAAGAACGGAAGAGCTGAAACAGAATGTTTATAAGATATCCAATGATACAGGATTGGCTACAAGCAATATCAGCGATGGCTTATATCAGGTCGTTTCAGCGTTTGGCGATACCGCAGACAGTGCAAAGATATTGGAAATCGCATCAAAAGGAGCGAAAGCCGGTAATGCAGAGGTAACTGACAGTATCAACCTTTTATCAGCGGTAACGAAGGGATATGGCGATACTTCGGCAGCCGCGAACCAGAAGGTTTCTGACCTTGCTTTCCTTACTGCGAAATTGGGACAGACGACATTCCCGGAGTTGGCTGGATCAATCGGAAGAGTAGTGCCTTTAACAAAGCAGTTGAATGTAAGCCAGGAAGAATTATTCGGCGTTATGGCCACAGCTACCGGCGTAACTGGAAACGCAGCAGAGGTATCTACACAGCTGCGTGGTGTCCTCCAGGCATTGATGGCACCTACAGACAGTATGGCGGAACTCATGAAAAAATACGGCTACGAAAATGGCGAAGCTATGATCAAGGGAAAAGGTCTGCAAGGCACTATCGACATCATCACAAAGGCAGCAAAAGATAGTGGCAAACCATTACAATCTTATATCGGTTCAATCGAAGGTCAGACCTTGGCTCTGGCATTGAGCGGAGCACAGCATGATGTATTCACTGAGAAATTAAAAAAAATGCAGGATGCTACAGGTGCAACAGATGAAGCATTCAAGCGTGTTAATGAAACCACTGGTGCGAAGTTCAGCAATTCACTGAACAAAGCTAAGAACTCACTTACGAAGCTAGGAGATGCTATGGCTCCAATGCTGGAAAAGGCCGCTGACCTCATCGGTAAGGTTGCGGAGAAAATAGGGAAGATGAAACCGGAAACGATGGAGCTTATCGTGAAGGTAGGAGCTCTGGTTGCTGCGTTTGGTCCATTGCTGAAAATCACTGGTTCTCTAGTAACAGGTTTTACGAAATTGGCACCTGCTGTATCCGGAGCAACGAAACTTATAGGCAAAGGCATTCCACTCATAGGGAAGTTGGGATCTTCGCTGGCATCTAGCAGCGGTCTTATTGGAAAATTTGGTGGGCTACTATCAAAGTTAGCACCTGCTGGAGCTACAGCAGCAGGCGGTTTGGCGAAAGTTACAGCTGGTGCTGCAGGGATGACAACTGCAGCTGCTGGTGGCACTACTGCATTAACCGGTGTTGTATCCACACTTGGTGGTTTGGTACTGCCTGCGGCAGGGGCTGTGGCGGCAATTGGCGGCTTAGCTCTAGCGGGCAAAGCAGTATACGATAATTTGCAACAAGATGTAATTCCTAGTATTGACTTATTCGCTGACCGTACTGTTATTGATTATGATAAGGCTGGAAACGCTGTAGGAGCTCATACGGTTAGAATTAGTGAAGAAACAGAAAAACAACTGTCATCGTATCTTAAACTTTCAAACGATGCACAACAATTCTCTATGGATATGTATACGGGTATTACAAAAGTAACAGATGAAAGCGTCGGAAAGATATCGGGAAAAGTTGATGACATGGCAAATAAAGTGACATCTTCTATTGAAAAACAAAAAGAAGGAACTGTCAGCAGATATCAACAAATGTTTGATTCTACCACTGCAATAACTTCTGAAGAACAAAAAGAGATTATGAAAACAGTTAACGATGGATACAAGGGCAGGATTGATAAAACAAAATACCTGAAAGATCAAATAACAGGTATTTACAAGGAAATTAAAGATAATGGTGGTAAGATTACAAAGAGTCAACAGGAACGTATTGATCAACTCTACGATCAGATGAAAACTGAGGCAGTAGAAGCTATGTCGAGTAATAAGGCTGAACAAGAAGTCATATTAAATAGATTAAATTCTAGCAGCACTCGTATCACTGCAGAAATGGCAGGTAATGCCATTAAAGAAATGAATAAACTTGAAAAAGAATCCGTAAAATCAGCTGGTAGAAAGCGTGATGAACTTGTGCGACAAGCTGAAGAATTAAAAACTATTGAAGGTGGAAAATACAAAGAAAAAGCAGAAGAAATCATAAAGAGCGCAAACGAAGAATACGAAAAATCCGTAGAGGCGGCTAAAAAGACAAAAAAAGAAGGTATTGATAAACTTATGTCTGCTCATTCTGAATTAGCAGATAAGGTGGATATCTCAACAGGTGAAGTTGTCTCAAAATGGACAAAAATGTTTGGACATTGGGACCGGTGGAATCCAGAAGATAAGGAAGTTACTGTTACAACTAATTATGTTGAGAAGTATTCCAAGGTTTATGAAAGACCTACAAACCAAGCTGGCAAGTGGGTTTCACAATACGCGACGGGTTTTGATTATGTCCCTTATGATGGATACAATGCGCGGTTGCATAAAGGCGAACGTGTGCTTACCGCAAAGGAAAACGAGGAATATACAGCTCAGAAAATCTATGGTAAGGGGAACGCTGGTGCCGTTACGCTTAATGTACCTCTTTATATCAATGGAAAAGAGTTTGCGCACGCCACTGTGAATGACATTTCGGAAGAGCTCGGATGGAGGTAGGATATGAGGATAAATGAAAAACGACTGGAAATGTACGGCGGTATATTTGTTTCATTCACATATATGCCTCCTTCTCTTTCACGAACCATAAAATCTACAGACTACCGGCATACGATGATTTCTGAATCAATCGAACCAAAACCAATGAATCTTGTTATTGTGTTTGATAACGATGACAACCCAGGGCGTTTCTTGCAGGAATTGAGACAACGCTCTATGATTGACATAGAAGATGGTTACCGATACGATTGCATTTTATCTGGCCAACCAGAAGTAAAACACTTGGGTGCTTGTAATTACGAGATAACATACCCTTTATCCGTCATAAAGAAAGGTTCAGAGCGGTGCTTTAATCTAACACGTACCGATAATATGATAACGATTAAAGGAGCGTATAAAGCCGGTATCCGCTATGAGATAACCCCCCATTACAATGGAGAGATCACAGTAGGAGGATATACGATACGTAATATCCATACCGCTAAGAAGATAATCCTGGATGGTGAGAGTATGCTCATAACAGAAGATGGTAAAAACAAATATTCTGATGCAATGTTTACCAAGTTTCCCAGTTTGGGACCGGGCGACCACATCATCACGGTGAGTAACACAAACGCTGATGTGGTGATGTATTACAGCCCAGTATATCTATAGGAGGTGACATATGTTAAGTGTCAAGACACAAGACGGATGGCTGCCTATCACAGTAGCCACGAACGCATATGTAGAAAAGGACGAAGAGGGCGAAGAAACGCTCTCTTTTGATGTTCCGCCAGATTCAGAGTTATTTACGTATTTAAAGACCGAGGCAGAAGTAAGGACAGAGGATAACCTCTATCTTATCAAGGGTGTAAACAAGCTGATCACGCAGGCCACGATTACCTGCGAACTGGATATGGATGATTGGAAGGCATCGTATTATCTGAAAACAGCAGATATTGCTGCACTGCAGACAAAAAACATAGGCGATGTATTGAATTATATCAAGCCTTCAGGGTGGACGGTAACCGGCGAAGAGGTCAGAACGATCAGACGCACACCGGATAAGGAAAAATGCAACGGGTACGATGTACTGATGCGCTGCAAGGTGGTATATGATGTGCAGTATGATTTTGATTGTTTGAGCAAGGTCGTTACTGTGATAGATCCATACGCTTCTATAGACACCGGATTGTATGTAACTCCAGAGTTAAACATGAAGGACCACACATATAAGGAAAGTAGCACAGGGCTTGTCACAAGGCTTTACTGCTACGGTGCTGATGATTTGACATTTTCCGATATAAACGACGGGAAGCCGTATATCGACCTGCAGGGCTACAAAGGCAAGCCGATAGTGACCTCATGGATAGATGGGCGATACACGAACAAGGAAAGCCTTCTGGCGGACGGAAGGAAGAAGCTGCAGGAGTTGGCAGCACCGGTTGGATCATACACAATCAATATGATAGACCTTGCCGCGGTAGATGATAAGTACAAAGACTTGAAGGTGAAAATTCGAGAGACAGCGCATTGTATCATTGATCCTGTCAGAGGCATCGATGTACCACACCGTATCGTAAAAATCCGAAAGTACCTACTGGATGAAGAAAGGTCGAACAATACGATTACACTGTCTAATGAACCTCGTAAAATAACGGATATGATAAACCAGATGCAGGAAAACGTGACCGAACTTACGCAGGATGGATATAAGAAAGAAACGACTATCCGGAACAATTCTGAAAGCATTGAGTTGATTGCAAAAGGGCTAGGAGAAGCTCAGTTGAAATTGCAGGAAGACCAGATCGTTGCGCTTATATCGAAGGCGATAAACAACGGTAACTCCATGCAGACTATGCAGGTGATTATAGATATCCTTGGTCTGACAATAAAGAATGGTGGAATCAAGGTATACGATGGTAACAACAGCCTTGTACTCTATGTGGATCAGAATTCTAAAAAGCTGGTTATGAATGGCTCGATAGAATCACAATCAGGTCATATCGGTGGATGGTCTTTAAATTCAGAAGGACTGACTGCTTCTTATACTGCAAACATACCCAATTATACCTCTGCAGATACTGAAAAAATAAAACAGTTCATTCTTGGTCAAATCACTTTGACTGATGCAGAATATGATTATTTAGACATAGATCGAAGTGGGACGATTACTTCCGCTGATTACGTTATTATGAAAAATGTTATTTCTGGATTGCATTCCCATACGTGGCGATATGATTATGTAATATCGCCGTATGACCCTGCAAAGTTTGTAAAAGTACATATAGATATGGGAAATGGCACATCAAGGGACAGGTATATCAGTTTGATGGGTATTTCTACAGATGCCATGAGATATGTAAATGACAAGGTACGTGGATAGGAGGTGATTGAATGGATATAGTAGTAACACAAATTAAACAGATTGGTAGAGAGATAATGCTTGAC